GGAAAAAATATGGCTAGAGAAAAAATAAAACCATTAGGTTATAATGAAGAAGCTATTCCAACTCTTCAAGGTTGGGAAGATCCAAACACTGGTGAATTGTTAGAGTCTAAAAACTTTACACAACAACAAATAGATGAATACTTTGGAAACATACAAGAAAAAGAAGAGTATAAAGTATTACATACACATGATAATGGTGTAAGTCATTCACATGAAGGTGGAGATATTGCTCATACACATGATGATGATGGGTTGCCAAGTGATGTTGAACCTTCAAGAGATGATCTACAAGAGATAAATGTTGAAGATCATATTGAAAATGATGCTGAAGAAGATTTGGAATCTATGTCTAAAAAAGAACTTGAAGAAATGGGCAGAGAACATGGTATTGAGTTAGACCGTAGAAAAAAGAAATCTACTCTTATTGAAAGGTTGAAATCAGTCCTATCTAAATAGTTATGTATGAAACAATTGATATTTAATGAGTTAACAGAAGAAAATCTTTTTCTGTATGCTGCGAAACATTATTATAATCCTCAATTCTCAGATATAGAAGAGTTCTATGAGGACTTGAAAAGATTTAAGTATATTAAAAGACTAGCTAATCGTTACTTAGAAACAGATGAATTAGCTGAACGATTAATATTAAACCATTTGATTGTTGTTTTTAATGCTTTTGGAACTGAGGCTGGATTAAATATATTAGAATTAAAATTAGATGATAAACATTGGCCAATAATTAAACCATTTTTATTGTTTTTACATTATATAAAAAATGATCAATATACTGGTATAAAAATGGATACAAAAGTTATAGAAGTATTGAGGAAGATCTAATGGGAATACTTAAAAGAGCAGCAGACCTAACATATACTTTTAGATTTATTAGAATGTTAGTTATGGATTGGAAAAATTGGGATGCTTACAAACTTGGTATTATAGATGATGAGGGTAAACGTGTTAGAGAAGTTAAACTTGATTCCGATGAAAAAAGGAATGCTTATACTCCTTTCATTCGCTTGTGCGCTAACGTCAAAAGGCTCATATCTAAGATTCCAGGAGGTGGATCTAAACTTGGATCTTTTGCGTCCGCGCTCTATCTTATTAAAGAAAAATACCAATTACAAGACAAACAAATAGGTAAGTTGATAGAAAGTTGTGGTATTGAAGATTTTGATTTGTTAGTAGAAAATAATCAATGGTTTGTATTAGAAGATAAAAGAATGAGTCCAGGAATGTACAGAGTATATAATCCTAAATTACTAACTAAAAATTGTGGTGAGTTAGTTTGGGCCAAGGATCAAGTTAAAGTATCAGAAGATTGTTATCCTGTTGGTGATGTATTTGGAATAGATATATACGAAGTTAAACATACAAAGACAGGACAAGATATATACATTGCTGCAGGAGAGATATATAAATGAACGAATGTCCTCCAGGTTTCAAATACGATAGTAAATTAAGAACTTGTGTTCCTATAGTATCAAAACTTCCAAGATTTAGAAGTTTTGTTAAAACTCCATTTTTTGGAAAATCATTATCATCTAGAAATGGTAATGGACAAAAAACAAATGGTAACGGAAACGGTAATGGAAATGGAAATGGTAATGGAGGATCAAACGGAAACGGATCTAGCGGAAACGGATCTGGTGGTAATGGAGGAGGAAATGGAGGAGGGGGAAATGGCAGTTAGTACTTCAGACCTCATAAAAAAATCTCATTCTAAAAGAGGTGCACCAGGAACTTTAAAAAGAAAAGTTTCAGGTAAAATGACAATAGCTAAAGCTAAAGCATTAAAAAGTAAACCAGGAGCTACAACTATGGACAAGAAACAAGCTAACTTTTTTATTAATATGGCTCGAGCTAGAAACGAACAATTACAACAAGAAAGACTTGGTCTTTGGGATCGTATAAGAGCTAAAAAGGCTTCTGGTAGAAAAATGAATCCTAAAGGACATCCAGATGCACCAACTTCTAAAGAAATAAAAAAAGCTCAAGGAAAAAATGAAATGACTACTACAGCTGATGCTGGTATTCCACACGATACTAAAAATATGGGTCCTAAATTAAAGACTACATATATGCATGACAGACGTAGAAAGAAAAACGAATTGCCTGTAATGCTAAAAAGATTTAGTAAATACATGGCTGATAATGGAGTAACATAATGTTATCATTAGTAGGATCACTATTAGGATTTGCTGGTTCCGCAGTACCATCAGTAATTGATATATTTAAGGACAAAGCAGATCGAAAACATGAATTAGATAAAATGCAAAAGATGGCTGAGCTTAAACAGCAAGGCCTTGATTTTGATATGAAGATGTATGACAAAATGGGAGCTGATAAAGAGCATGAAAGATTAATTGCTCATGATACTGCTATTATGCAATCAACTGGATGGACTTCAGTTCTTCAGAAATCAGTTAGACCAGTCATTACATACGCATTCTTTGGTTTATTTGCAACTATAGAAATTGTATTACTGATGAATGCATTAGAGATGGGTACACCATTTAATGAAGCGATTCAATTATTATGGGATGATGAAACCAAAGCTATATTTGCAGCAATCATATCATTTTGGTTTGGATCAAGAGCAGTAGAAAAAGCGAGAAGTAAACGGTAAGGAGAATAGAATGAAAGCAGGTGATGCAATAATGGAAGCAGCAAGAAAACAAGCAGAAGGTGAGATTGCTGTACACAAAGCAAACATTGAAGTATATAAAACTATGCCAGCTGGTATAGGTGAGCACTCAGATGTTACAGAAGCAGTAATAGCTGAACTTGATAAAATGGCAGCAGCAGATGATCGATTAGAGATGCTCAATAAATATTTTTCTTAAATAAAAAAATATTTCAATAAATTTTAAAAAACCCAGTTTACCAAAACTGGGTTTTGATATATAATACTATCACAATAAAAAAAAATCAAACTATGAAAGGGTAGCGTATGGCAACAGCTAATGTTGACACTAGGAAATTTTTGTCTGAGACGAAATTCTACGAAAGCTATTCCCGATACATTGAAGATCAAGGTAGATATGAATCTTGGGAAGAAGCAGTTGATCGTGTAATAGGAATGCACGAAAATACCTATAAAGAAAAAAATAATGAGTTAGCTTCTTATATGGAAGAGGCTAGACAATCATATAAAGAACAAAGAGTTTTAGGTGCACAACGAGCTTTGCAATTTGGCGGTGAACAATTATTAAAGCATCAAATGAGAATGTACAATTGTACATCTTCATATGTAGATCGTCCTGAATTTTTTGGTGAATTATTTTATATTTTATTATGTGGAGCAGGAGCAGGATTCTCCGTACAAAAACATCATGTAGGTAAACTTCCTCTTATACAACCAAGAACAAAACAAGCTAAAGGATATGTAGTAGAAGATTCAATTGAAGGTTGGGCTTCTGCATTAGATGTTCTTATGGGATCATATTTTACTGATGGTGGTAAATATCCAGAATTTGCAGGTCGTAGAGTTTTCTTCGATCTAACTAATATACGTCCAAAAGGAGCTAAGATATCAGGTGGATTTAAAGCTCCTGGACCAGAAGGCCTTAGACGTTCACTTGATAAGATTGAACATCTGTTACAAGGTATTGTACTAAATTCAAAAGAACCAGTGCCATTAAGACCTATTAATGTTTATGACATTGCAATGCATGCAGCTGATGCTGTATTGTCAGGTGGTGTTAGACGGTCAGCAACTATATGTCTTTTTTCACCAGATGATGAAGAAATGATGAATGCTAAAACTGGTAATTGGTTTGTTGAAAATCCACAAAGAGCTCGATCTAATAATTCAGCAGTAATTGTTAGAAAAGAAGCTACACCAGAACAGTTTGGTAAGATTATGGAATCTGTTAAACAATTTGGTGAACCTGGATTTGTCTTTGTTGAATCAAACGAACATACAACTAATCCATGTGTCGAAATTGGCATGTTTCCTCAGATTGATGGTCAATCAGGTTGGCAAGGTTGTAACTTGACTGAAATCAATGGAGGCATGTGCAATACCGAGGAAGACTTCTATCAGGCCTGTAGAGCAGCATCTATCCTCGGTACCCTACAAGCTGGGTATACAGACTTTAAATTTTTAGGTGAGAAGTCTAAAGAAATATTTGATAGAGAAGCTCTATTAGGAGTATCAATAACAGGATGGATGAATAATCCAGATATTTTATTTAACGAAAAAATTCTAGAAAGAGGAGCTAAAGTAGTAAAAGCAGTTAATGCAGAAGTAGCTAAGATTATAGGAATTAATCCAGCTGCTAGAACAACTTGTGTTAAACCAAGTGGTAATGCGTCAGTTTTACTTCAAACAGCTTCTGGTATTCATGCTGAACATTCAAGTATGTATATTCGTAATGTACAAATGAATAAAGAATCAGAAATAACTCAAGCTATCTCAAAATCTAATCCCTGGATGGTTGAAGAATCTGTTTGGTCTCCAGGTGGAACTGATGTAGTAGTTTCATTTCCAATTGTACCTAAAAAAGGATCTATATTTAAAGATAATTTAATTGGAGTCAAACATCTAGAATTAGTTGCCAAAGCTCAAAAGCACTGGGTTAACGCTGGTACAAACGAAGATCTATGTGTCGATAAAGGTGTAAGACACAATGTATCAAATACTATTATTGTTGATGATTGGGATGAAGTTGAAAAATATGTTTTTAAAAATAGATATTCGTTTGCTGGTATTTCATTTCTTCCTATGACAGGAGATAAAGATTTTAATCAAGCACCTAACACTCAAGTAATAACAGCTAAAGAAATGGTTAAGAAATATGATACTGCAGCTGTATTTGCTTCAGGGATGGTTGTTGATGCATTAAAATGTTTTAACAATTTATGGGATGCTTGTTCTACAGCTCAAGGATATGGAGAAGATTTATCTCTAGATGATTCTACTACTGTATTGAAAAAAGATTGGGTTCGTAGATTTAATAGTTTTGCTGAAAATTATGCTAATAATGATGTCAAGAAAGCTGAGTATTGTTTAAAAGATGCTTACCTTCTTCACAAGTGGAAAAAGATACAGTCTAATTTACATCAAGTAGATTGGACATCTGATGTAACTGCAAAGAAATATACTGATGTAGATACAATAGCTTCTGCAGCTTGTGTAGGTGGGGCATGCGAAATTGACTTCTGAAGTTGAATGGATAATAGATTGTGAAGAATGTGATAATACCACATTTGTTAAATCATGGCAAGAAGCAGAATTCTGTCCTATATGTGGCAGAAGAGCTGACGTCAAACCAAAAGATAAAAATGAACATGCGGAGCTATTATTAGAAGATGACTAAATATATGCATGTGGTATTATAATAATGAACAATTTGACACAGCACCAGAAGACTATCAGGGGTTCGTATATCTCATTACCAATCTCTCCAACAACAGAAAATATATTGGAAAGAAAAATTTCTGGAAACCTAAAATCCTCCCCATCAATAAAACACGTAAGAGAAGAGTACGCACGCGTACAGAATCTGACTGGCGTGACTATTACGGATCTTCACAAGAAGTTATTTTACTTGTGGAACAAACGGGGAGAGATAGCTTTCAACGGGAGATACTAAAATTATGTAAGACAAAAGGTGAAATGTCATATTACGAAGCTAAATATCAGTTTGAAAAAGATGTATTATTAAATGATGAGTATTATAATGAATTTATTGGTTGTAAGATACATTCGAAACATCTTAAAAAATAATTTTAACCCCGGCGGAGTAGTCCTTACGATCCCGCCTCAACACCCTCGAAAGGAGATAAAATGAGAAGTTTACTTTTCTCTATAATTACTTGTTTTCTTCTATTGCCTGGATTAGCATTCGGCTTAGGAGCTAATCTTAAATCAGAAGTTACAGTTGGATTTGTATATGTAGGCCCAATTGGAGATCATGGCTGGACATACAGACATGATATTGGAAGACAACAAATTGAAGAAGCCTACGGTGATAAAGTCAAAACTATCTACGTAGAAAATGTGAAATATGGTCCAGACTCAGAACGAGTTATGAGAAACCTAGTAGCAGAAGGAGCAGATATAATTTTTGCCACTTCTTTTGGATATATGGATACAATGTTAAAAGTTGCTAAAGATCATCCAGAAGTTAAATTTGAACATGCGACTGGTTATAAGCAATCAGACAATATGGCTAGTTATGGATTAAGATTATATCAAGCTAGACACGTGCAAGGTATTATTGCAGGCATGATGACTAAAACAAATAAAATATGTTATGTAGCTGCATTTCCAATTCCAGAGGTTATCCGAGAAATTAATACTTACTACTTAGGTGCTAAGAAAATGAATCCAAAAGTAGAAATAGAAGTAATTTGGGTTAACACTTGGTACGATCCACCTAAAGAAGCTCAAGCTGCTAATGTTATGATGGCTAATGGTTGTGATATGGTTGCACAACATACTGATTCGCCAGCTCCATTACAAGCTGCGGAAGGGAAAGGTAAGTTAGGATTTGGTCAGGCATCTGATCAAATTAAATTTGCACCTAAAGCTCAATTGACAGCTACAATTGACAACTGGGGTCCTTATTATGTTAGAAGAGTTGGAGAAGTAATGACTGATACCTGGGTAACTGGAGATTACTTTGGGCATATGAATGAAGGAGCTGTGCAAATGGCACCTTTTACAAATATGCCTGATGATGTAAAAGCTGTTGCAGAAGAAGTAAAACAAGCTATTTCTAATGGCGAATATTTTGCATTCACTGGTCCTATAATGGATAATGAAGGAAACTTACAACTCGCCAATGGTGAGGTTGCTGACGATCTTCATCTTAATACTATGATGTATTATGTTGAAGGTATTGATGCTACGGTACCAAAATAATGATACCCGTAATTGATTATAGAGACAGTCAGTTACAAGACAAAATACGTGAAGCCTACACTACTGTAGGCTTTGCGGTATTTACTAACTTAACATACTCATATCAAAATAGAATAATAGGAAGATGGTATGATAAGTTTAGAAAGTTTTTTGACTTAAACTTAGAAACTAAAATGAAGTATCCATATGAAGGTGATACTAATCTAGGTTATACAATGTGGTTAAAAGAAAATGTAGATCCTTCAGCTCCAAAAGATATGAAAGAAAGTTTTAACTATAACGATAAAAGAATGCCAGATCATTTATGGCCAACTGAAATTGAAGGATTTAAAGAACACGCTTTAGAAACAGTTATAATAGCTGATGAAGTAACTGAAAAAGTTCTTTGGCAGTTTGATAATATATTAGATCTTAATAATGTTTATACAAAAGGATTAGTAGATTATCATAAAGAAAATTATAGTACAACAAGAGTTATACATTATCCAGGTTATAATGGTCCTGTTGAAGATAAGCAAATGAGAATTGGTGAACACAGTGATTATGGTACAATTACTTTGTTATGGCAATTGAACGACGTCCCTGGATTAGAAGTACAAGATTTAGATGGGAAATGGCATCCAGTGCCTTATGTGAAAAATGGAATAGTTATAAACATAGGTGATCTATTACAAAGATGGACTAACGATTATTTTAAAAGTACAAAACACAGAGTTGTTAATTCACACATAGATCAACAAAGATTTAGTATGCCACATTTTGTAGATCCAAAACCAGGAACTATAATAAAAAATTTAAGAACTAGAGAACCAGATAAGTATGAACCGATAGAAAGTTTAGAATATCTTAAATGGAGATTAAGTCAGAGTTACTAAATGGATATAAAACAATTTTTTGAAGAGTTAAAAAACTATTGGGGTGATCGTTTACCTAATCCTGAACATTATCCCAAAACATTTGAATATTATGTAAAAATATTTAAATATTATCAATATCTTGATTCTAAAAAGACTAAATAGAACCTAGAAAAAGTAGGAAATAATATGAGAGAAAATCGAAAAAAATAATTCTAACTTAAAGACCCATTATGGGTCTTTTTTTTTATCTAAAGGAGAAAACAAAAAATGAAATTGTTTATGAATAGAAGAGAGTTTGCAGTTACAGGAGCTACAGCAATAGCTGCGTTATCTACATTTCCTGTGTTAGCAGGAGGACAAAAAATTAAAGTAGCTGGTATCTATACAGTTCCAATTCAACAAAAATGGGTTGCAAGATTACATCTTGCTCTTAATGCAGCTGCTCAAAGAGGTGAAATAGATTATGTTTATTCTGAAAGTACTGCAAATACTGATTATATAAGAGTTATGAGAGAGTATTGTGATAGTGGTGTAAACATGATTGTGGGTGAAGCATTTGGTGTTAGTAAAGAAGCTAGAAAAGTTTCTGATGACTATTCAGATATAGCATTCTTAATGGGTGATCCTTTTAAACCCCATGGAAATAATTTTTCTGTTTTTGATAATTATATTCATGAACCTTGCTACTTAATGGGTATACTAGCTGGCAATATGACTGAAAGTAAAAAGATTGGTATGGTAGGTGGATATGCAATAGGAGAAGTTAATAGATTATTCCATGCATTTATGAATGGTGCTAAATCAGTTAATCCTCTTATTGAATTCAAAGTTACGTTTATAGGATCATGGTATGATCCACCTAAAGCAAAAGAAGCTGCATTTGCCCAAATTGAAGCAGGTGTTGATATTATGTATGCTGAAAGAGCTGGTGTTGTAGATGCATGCAGAGAAAAAGGTATATTAGCTTTTGGAAATGTTAATGACATGAATAAAGAAGAGAATGGTACAGATGTAGTTGTTACATCTGCTCTTTGGCATATGGAAGGTGCTATTGATAATGCTATTGGTAAAGTAAAAGCTGGAGCTTGGGATGCTGAAGAATATCATAATTGGACTATGATGGCAAAAGGTGGTGCTTCATTAGCTCCTTATTATGAATTTGAAAGTAAAATATCAAACGGTTTAAAAATACAGATTGAACGTCTAAAACAAGAAATTATTAATGGTGATTTTGTTGTTGAGATTATTGATTCTGAACCTAAATCTACTTTCTAGGAAACAATATGTCTAATGATAACTATAAAAAATATGTAGAATTATTGTGTCGAATATGGAATATTAAAAAGTCCAGTTTTAAAAACGACTAAATATCCTTAAGGAGTTATTATGGTGAATAAAATAAAAAATAAATATGTTTTTGAAATTTTAGAAGAAGTTGAAAAACTAAAAACTAAAAAAGAAAAAATTAAGGTTTTAAAGCTCAATGAAAGTTGGGCTTTAAAAGATATTATAAGAGGTTCTATGGACGCAACTGTTGAATGGAATTTACCAGCAGGAGCTCCTCCATATAAACCCTCTCCTGCACATCAACATCCATCTAATTTAATAAAACAAAATGTACAGTTTAAATATTTTGTCAAAGGAGGACCAGGTGATAAGTTACCGTCTGTCAAGAGAGAAAATATTTTTATAGGTTTATTAGAGGGCGTACATCCAGAAGATGCAAAGCTCGTGATTAATATGATCAACAAACAAAAACCCAAGGGTCTTTCAAGACCTGTAGTACAGGAGGCATTTCCAAACTTATTGAGAGACTAGGGTTCAAACCTTTGGAGAAAAGCAATATGGTTTTAGCTCAGCTTAAAAGATTAAAAAGAGACGCAAATGAATTACAAATCTATGCAAAAAAATTAGAGAAAAAAGGAAACTTTGATCGCATGAATAAAATTTTAAAAAAGCATGATTTTATAAAACGTCGCATTGCTGAGGTTCAATATATAAATTAAAAAAGGAGTTTACTAATCCCTGTTAATGCTGTATAATGTTAACAGGGATTTATTATAATGGAGATAGTATGGAATATAGTGGAAGCGGAAAAATAGATGAGCTTGATTATCTATCAGTGTTAACAGAAGAGATTATGATTTTAAGATCTAGAATCCAACCAGAAGATTCAGGTTATCTATATACAACAATTTCTACTTTAGAAACTCGAGTAGAAGAAATAAAGGAAAAAATACGTGCCAACTTACACTCTAAGTAGAAAGTCTACAGGAGAACAATGGGATGAGTTTTGTTCTTACGATGAACTTAATAAAATATTGGAACAAGATGAAGATATTGTTAGACAATTATCTACACCTTTAATTGTAAGTGGAGTTGGTGGTGTATTGAGTAAAACTGATGATGGTTGGAAAGACAAATTAAAAGAAATTAAAAAAACGTCTGGAAAAGATAATACTATAAAAGTATGAAACATTCATCAGTTAAACATGATGACTTACCCAATCTAAATCCTTTAACTGAAAATCAAGGAAAAGCATTTAGAGCTTGGGGAGAAGGTGATCATCTTGCTCTAGTAGGTACAGCTGGTACTGGTAAAACATATCTAGCAATGTTAATGGCTTTACAAAGCGTTACTCATAAAACATCACCTCAAGAAAAAATAGTTATCGTTCGTTCTGTTGTTCCTACAAGAGATATGGGATTTCTTCCTGGAACAATTGAAGAAAAAACTGATGGGTTTGAAACACCGTATAAAAATATAATATCAGAAATAATTTCTGGAGATCAATCATATAAGAGATTAAAACATACTCGTCAATTAGAATTTATGACTACTTCTTTTATTAGAGGAATTACGTTACGAGATTCAATAGTGATAATTGATGAAATGCAAAATTTAAATTTTCATGAATTAGATTCTGTTATGACAAGAGTTGGTAATAATTGTAGATTAATTTTTTGTGGAGATTATCTTCAATCAGATTTTAAAGAAGGTGGCGAACGCGAAGGATTCTTAAAGTTTATGACAGTTGTAGATCAACTCAAAAATTTCACAACTATTACTTTTGGTTGGGATGATATTGTAAGATCAGGTTTTGTTAGAGACTATATAATGACAAAAGAAATGTTAGGTATAAGATAATGGAGTTTAAACATGAAACAGTTGATCTTGGGTATAATGAACTTGTGGCTGATACTACAAAATCGGGTAGAACATATACTGATCCTGATGGTTATTCTTATACTAGTATTACTACCGTATTAAGCATTTTAACAGAAGATAGCATTAGAGCTTGGCGAGCTAAAGTTGGCGAAGAAGAAGCTAACAAAATTAGTAGTCAAGCATCAGGCAGAGGAACTAAAGTTCACAATATCATTGAAAGGTATTTAAAAAATGAAGATACATCAGATGCTCTCCCACATATTAGGCAAAGCCTTGAGAATTTGCGGCCAATTCTTGATAAATCTATCGGAACAATCTTTGGCCTCGAAACTCCTCTTTATAGTCGCCATCTTGGTTTGGCTGGTCGTTGTGACTGTGTAGCTGAATTTGATGGTGTTCCATCTATTATAGATTTTAAAACATCACGTAAACCCAAGAAAAAAGAATACATTTCTAATTACTTTGCACAAATGGCTGGATATGCTGTTATGTGGGAAGAACGTACAGGAATACCCATAACAAATACAGTTATATTAATGGATGTAGATAATTATCACCCTCTAATATTTAAAGAACACAGAGATAATCATATTGATTTGTTAATTGAAACCAAGCAAAGATATGATGAAAGAAAACTTATCAGACAATTTTCCAAGCTATAAAATTTATTTAAAAAAAATATTAATTAACTGTTGACATTTCTTTATTTTTGATAGATGATATAATCATAAGATAAAAAAAGAGGAGTTATTATGATAGTTAAAGTTTTACATAGAGAGCAAGAAGGATACGATGAAGTAGCAGTAGTCGATGCTCCAACTGATTTTGATGTAGATCAAGCATTAGAATATGCTTACAGATGGACTAACAATATCGAAGGTTCTTGGTCTAAGAAAATTGGAGCTGATGCTAACGATAATGTTATTGCAGTTAAGTTCAGAGAAGATGGTTTAGGTCTTAGATCTACTATGTCATTAGATAGAATGGAAATAGATAATAAACTTTACGAAGTTGCACCATTTGGTTTTCAATTTGTTAAGGAGATTGCTTAATGTTTATGGAACGTACTCTTAGTGGTTATAAAACTGCTATCGATAGATTAGATGATCAAATTCCAGGTGATGGTAAAGTAAAACAATACTGGAAGAAACCTAAATTGGAAAAGTATCGTAGAGCTGTTAATGTGATACATGATATCTTTAACAATGGTCTTATGAATAGAGGCAAAGAGCTTAAACTCTTAGGACTTCAAAAGTATGAATTAGCTCTTGATAGATATGATTCAAGAGGTGAACTTATAAGGCCTGCTGATTGGGATAGAGTCGAAGATAGAGTAGCTGAAAAGTTCATTCCAATTCTTGAAGACGCTATTGATGAAACATTTGGTCTAGTGTATTTGTTAACTGTAAAACATAATAGAAACTTAAAGGAAAAAATATAATGACTGTATATCTTGATATGGATGGCGTAATCGCTGACTTCTTTGGTGGCATTGAACAATGGCACGGAGTAGCTCATTGGAAATCAATAAAGGATAAGCATACGTTAATTAATAGTATTAAGTATACTGATTTCTTTTATCAAATAGAACCTTTTGATACAACTTTTAAACTTGTACAGTTTGTTAAAAAGGTTACTAAAGGTGATTGGGGCATCTGTTCATCTCCTCTTCAAGACGATGTCTCCAATTCATCTTATTGGAAAAGACAATGGCTTGATAAGTATGATATCTTACCAAGAATAGATGAATTAATCTTTACTTCTAACAAGCATAAGTATTGCTATAATCAGTTAAACTTTAAACCTAATATTCTTATAGATGATAAACCAGAGAATATTAAAAGATGGGTTGAAGCTGGTGGTATTGGTATTAGATATCAAGCTAATGAAGATGATCTTGAAGAATATCTTTTTGTTGAAATTGAAAGAGCTTTACAACTTAATAAAGAACAATTATTATATGGAGCTACAAATTTATGATCAGATCAATTGCTGAATTGTTAAGATATCGCACAGAGTTTGAATGTATTACTGCTGAATATAGTATGATAGTACAAAATGATTCTAGTATAAATACAATCGAGTGGTTTATAGAGAACGGCCATCGGTCGAACTCACTTCGTAATGGGTTTAATAGAGCTAAAGAAATAGCTACCCTTATTAAGGAGTATGTCGATGGCAGCACAAAAGAAATTAGAACCGGGAAGTAAATACAGTAAATATGATGTAGACGGTGATGGTATTGTAACTGATGAAGAACTTGAAATGGATAGACGTTTACTTGAATTAGAAGATTTAAAATCTGATATAGAGAATGAAGATAAAAAACAAGATGCTCAAAGGCAGATGGCATGGTTTGCATTATGGGGTATGCTTTTATATCCTTTTGCAGTTGTTCTTGCTCAATGGTTAGGATTAGATCAAGCTGCAGCAATACTTGGTGATATGGCAGCAGTTTATTTTGTTTCAGTTGCAGCTATTGTTGCTGCTTTCTATGGTAAAGAGGCTTTAGCAGCTAGAAGAAGTGATTCTGTAAAGGTAACACAGAGTAAAAAATAAAATGGATTTTTGTTATGAAACGATTGATATATCAAGTTTACGTAGGTAAACGCTCTAAATTATATGATCATTGTGTAAAGTCAGTAGCTGAATATTGTAAAACTTATGATATAGATCATGAAGTTCAACGCAATCCTATTCTTAGGATTAAACCTAACGTATTTTCAACAAACAGAAGTAAAGAATCATATGAAAAACATGGTGGTTTTCTTCCCATATATGAGAAGGAAAATGCTTTTGTTCATTTTAAAGACTATGATCAAATAGCTATTGTTGATGCTGATATATGGATTCGTCCTGGTAGTCCTAACATATTTGATGATCTTGAATCAGAATATGACTTTGGTGGGATGGTAGAACAATCAGCACCCATTCTTCCCTGGTATAAAGAAAAAATAAGAACTTATTCTCTAATGCAATATGAAACTCTAGAACTTCCATGGGAATGGAAAGGTGACGATGGTGGATATCCATTTATGAATATGGGTTTGATGTTAATGAATAAATCTTTCACAAAGTATTTAAAAGGACAAACACCTCAACAATTTTTACAACGAGGTGAGTTCCAACCTTTTGTAGATGGATTAGGTTCGTGGAAATGGTCAACTGATCAGACTTTATTGAACTATTGGATTCAGAAAGAAAAAATAAAAACTAAATCACTTGATTGGAAATGGAATACGTTGTATACTACTGTAAGTGAAGATGATTTAAAGAAATCATATTTTGTTCATTTCTTTTTAAAAAATAAATTGCCTAATAATGGTGAAGATGTTAATAAATTAATGAGATTGGTTAGTTGAAAACAATATTTAAAATATGGTTATATTCGTTAGGTTCTTTTTCAGATAATAAAACTAAGCCATATGATAAACAAGTTTTGATAGTTAGAACATTTTGGGTGTTACTACATATTATAACATGTTTAATGATTATTATAGGTAATGGTAAAATTATAGGTTGGTGGTAATGATAAAAGTATTAGTAACAGGAGGCTTTGATCCTGTACATAGTGGTCATATTGAATACTTTAAAGCTGCTACTGAATTAGGTGATAAGTTAGTAGTTGGTTTAAATTCTGACGAATGGTTAACTAGAAAAAAAGGTCAGCCATTTATGCCCTGGAAAGAAAGAGCTTATGTTTTAAGACATCTAGAATGTGTAGATCAAGTAATAGCATTCGATGATAGTGATGATACAGCTTGTGAAGCTATAAATTATTTACTTGAAAAAGGTTCTAGTGTTGTATTTGCAAATGGTGGAGATCGAACAAACACATCGACACCTGAATACGATAAATTTTCAAATCACGAAAAAGTAGAATTTAAGTTTGGTGTTGGAGGCGATACTAAACTTAATTCCTCTAGTTGGATTTTGCAAGAATGGGAAAGGAAATCTATAGATGAAGATTGAAATTAGTATGGGAGATTTTTGCGATCGTCATTCTATCCTTGAAATAAAACAACAAAAAGGATTAGAAGTATCAAAAGAGTTACAACAATACCAACTAAGTAAACCAAGAAATGATGTTAATTATACTCACTACATATCAATTTTACATTCAATAAATAGTCAGTTATGGGATCTTGAAGATAGAAAACGTGAGCATGTAGAACGATATTCAAAAGAAGAAAGTGATACAGCTTTTATGATTACTCAATTGAATGATATTAGAGCTCGAGTTAAAAAAGCTATAGATAAGTTCTATAAGAGTACAATTACAGAAATGAAAAGTCATAAATTATGAAGGGTTTTATTTATTATGTTGCTGGTCATAAAGCATCAGAAGAACAAGCTAAACAATCTTATAAATCATTTATAAAATACAAATGGGATGTATCTCTTCGAAGTGGTATTACAAAACATCAAGTTAAAGAACAAGAAGAGTTTAAGTTAAAAATTATAGAAAATAGTAGACTTCATAATTTTCGAGATGAAGACATTAATAGATATCTAACTAAAATTAGTTGTGCTATTAATCATATTCAGTTTTGGAAAGAAGTTGTTAAAGAAAATCAACCAATGTGTTTTTTAGAACATGATTCTGTTTGTACTATGAGATGGGATGATTATCAATATGATGACTACTTATTACTTAATGCTGAATGGGTATTCAGACCACCTAATAAGTTGGGTTTAGAAAAGTTTAAAAATTATCTATGGCCTAGTTTTGGTGTATGTGATTTTCCAAAAAATTATCCTTTAAAATATCATAAAGAAAATATATGGCAGCATTCTATGATGTCTCCTGGCACAGGAGCATATGCTATAACTCCAAGTGGAGCTCAAAAATTATTAGATGCAATTTACAAACATGGATTTGAT